AAAGGCTTTGAGAATCGAGGCCGAAATAAGGCTATTCGAGGGTATATTAAGAGTGCGAGGTCAGTACTTAGCAGCTCCTTGTATTATGAGCAAAATAGACGACGATAGATACGTTAATCAAATTGAGCAAAATGCAAAGGATAAGGTGGAATATTAAAAAGAGCCCGAGCAAAGAGCAAGAGAAGGCCGATAGGTTAAGGAAACAATTATTAAAATCAGAAACAATAAATTCACAAAAATTAAATTTAGAAATATGAAAACAGAAGTAAGAATAATTAACAAGGAATTAGCAACTGAAATGCTAAAGAGAAATAGTCAAAACAGAAAGTTAACTAATAACCACGTTACATTTTTAGCCCGACAAATGAAGGAAAATAGATGGTTTTTTGATGGTCAGCCTATAAGGTTCGACATTCAAGGACGGTTACTAGACGGGCAACATAGACTAAATGCAATAATAGAATCAAACACAAGTCATAAGTTTTTAATAATAAGAGATTTGGAACCTGATAGCTTTCAAGTTATGGACACTGGGAGGCTTAGAAGTGCAGCCGACACGCTTAGTACCTTAGGGATACACTATGCCTCAGATATTGCATCGGTTGTGAAAACGCTTAAATCATTTGAGAAGGGGTCAAATTTTGATAGGGCTAGAATAATAACTAATACTGATGTTGTAAATTGGTACGAGAAAAATCAAGATATAGACGTTCTAATTAGAAGGTCAGAATTTTTATCAAATCAATTTAGTAGAGTGTTATCAAGATCACAAATAACTGCATTAATGTATTTTTTTAATAAGCTAAATGTAGAACATTCAAAAACTTTTTTAAATAAACTTTGTACGGGATTGGATTTAAAAATGGATAGCCCAATTTATCTACTTAGAAAAAAGTTAGTAGAGAATAAAATGTCAAAGCTTAAGCTTTCAACTGTTCACAAATACGCATTAATAATTAAAGCGTGGAACTACTTTAGATTAAATAAAAAAGTAACCGTAATACGTTGGAATAATAGTGTTGAATCATTCCCAAATGCAATCTAACATGAGCTATTTTAATACTTTAGGCGAGAAAGGAGAGCAACTCGAAATGTACCAGAAAAAGGCAACGAGTCAAGACAAGTTAATCCTTCATTTTTTCAAACAAACTCCGAGAATCAATTACACTCCGAGCCAAGTCTGGAGAATGTTATTCAAGGAACAAGTACCTTTAACAAGCGTTAGACGATCAATATCCAACCTGACCAATAAAGAACACCTAAAACAATGCGAAGAACGTAGAGAGGGGGTCTATGGAAGAAGTGAGGGTACTTGGAGTATTTGCTAATCTAAAGAATATGAAGTCAAGTAGATACTGGTGCGAGAAGCTGAGCGAGTTACTCACAGAAGAACAAGCAAGGCAGATATACCTTCGACACAATCGGAGGGTTAGGAAAAGGGAGAGAAGTTTTTTTACATTTATTAAAAAATTAATAAGCTATGGCAATAAATAATAATTGCAGATTTTTAGGGAGATTGGGTAAAGACCCAGAAATTATCAGTTTCGGAATGGACAAGCAAATGGTAAAGCTATCATTGGCGATATCTGATAAATACAAAGACAAGTCAGGAGAATGGCAAGAGAATACAACGTGGGTTAATCTAACGTGCTTTCGACCTGGATTAGTTGACGTTATCCAAAAGTACTATTCTAAGGGTAGTATGGTAACCGTCGAGGCTACATATCAGCAAAGAGAATACGAGAAGGACGGGGAGAAAAGGTTTTCTCACGAGTTTATAATTCAGGAGATTAGAAACCTTACTTCTGCTGGAAACAAGGCGAAAGAAAATAATCCTGAAAAAGAAAACGACGATTTGCCTTTTTAGTTATCTTTGAATGCTTAAAGCGGGTGCATACGCTTAATAAAAGATTTGAAAGCCTTGTTCGTTAGTAGGGATGCACCCCGAAAGCGACACAAGGCTTTTTTTATTACTAACAATTACGTTAAAACATGGCCGTTAAAAGAATTTGGAGTAGTTCTGAAAAATCCAAACACACAAGTGAACTAGAGGCGTATATGAACGCTAGAAATGAGATATTTATTAGAATATTTGATTCAAATCAAGAAAACTTTATTTGCCTTGACAAATGGGACGCTATTAAATTAGTGAAGCATATTCGGTCTGAAATTTCAAAAATTAAAGACGATGAGTAAGCAATTAGGATACACTTTTTACCCTAAAGATTGGCGTTCAAATATGAATGTTCAGGAACTTACTTTAAAAGAAAAGGGTTTTTATAGAGAGTTGATCGACGAATGTTACATTCAAAACTCAGACAAAATAACTTTAAAATGTAAGACTTTTGCACGGATTCAACAACTTAATGCCAGAAGTTTGGCGACACTTATAACAAAGTTAGACGAAAGTTTGCTCATAGTTTGCCCAAACTTTGACCAAACATTGGAAGAAGTTGAAATACTAATTCCTTCTGTATCAGCTAGGTTAGGTATAATTACTAGTGCTTCAAATGGTGGAAAAATATCAAAGGCTTTAGGCAATCAGAACGCAACGAAAAAACCAACTAAAGAGAAACTAAATATTAAAGATAAAGAGAATATAAAGGAATTTACACCCCCCAATTTTGAAGAAATCAAATCCTACTTTATCGAAAAAGGTTATTCCATACAATCAGCAAAAAAAGCCTATGATTATTACGAGGCGGCAAACTGGAAAGACTCGAAAGGTAATCAGGTTAAAAACTGGAAGCAAAAAATGATTGGAGTCTGGTTCAAAGACGAAAACAAACAAATGGCAACGGGACCAGTAAAGCGAAAGGCAAAAGGATATAATGAGCAAGGTCAGGTGATAGACCAATTTGGGGAGGTTATAGCATGATCGAGGAAATAGAAAAGGCGGTACTTGGTGCGATAGTGATAGACGCTGAGGCTTTGGAGGACGTTATAAATTTATTGAGCGTTGATATTTTCGAGGACAATAAATCCAAAACAATTATTCAAATCATTTTAGACCTTTACAAAAAAGGCGACAAGCATGATATTCTTACTATTTCTGAGGAAATCAAAAACCGAAACTTATTTCACATTGTTACGGTTATTGACGTGGCAAGTCTTACCAATGGTATTAATGGAAGTTGGCAACTCGAAACTCATATTCGTATCCTTCACCAACGCTGGATAAGAAAAGAGATCCGAAAGTCAGGCAACGAACTACTAATTCAGGCCGACGATTACGAAATAGATTCATTGGACTTATTAGGAAAGGCCGAGACGACGTTAAACACGATAAACAATCTAATCGTTAAAGGAGAAGTAAAAAGCACTCAGAGCATAGCGAAAAACGTACTAGCAAAGAATGAGAAGATAATTCAGAACGAGAAAGGATTGAGCGGTATTCCTTCGGGCTTTGGATACTTGGACAAGGTTACTGGAGGTTGGCAAGATAGCGACTTGATTATTTTAGCAGCAAGGCCCGGAATGGGTAAGACTTCACTTGCGTTAAATCTATGGGCAAGACCTTCAATCAATCATAATATTCCAACGGCTTTCTTTAGTTTGGAAATGAGCGCAGAGCAATTATTTCAAAGGGTTATAAGTCAAGAATCAGGAATACCCTTGTCCAAAATAGCGAGAGAGGGAATCAGGGGAGAGGATTTAAAAGCGTTTGAAGATTGGGTCGATCATTTAGCAAGTCAACCTTTAAGTATTGACGACACCGGAGGAATAAGTATATCCGACTTTCATTCTAAAGCCTCGAAGCTAAAGCGAGAAAAAAACATTCGATTGATCGTGATAGATTACTTGCAGTTAATGACTTCTGGAGTCAAGAGTCATTCACAAAACCATGAAGTAGGGTTAATTAGTGGAAAGTTAAAAATGATTGCAAAGGAGTTGAATATTCCTATCATAGTATTGAGTCAGTTGAGTAGAGCCGTCGAACAAAGGGGAGGTGCAAAGAAGCCAGTATTAAGCGATTTAAGAGACTCAGGAAGCATAGAGCAAGACGCAGATATGGTAATGTTTTTATATCGACCTGAGTACTACGGAATAACCTCCGACGAAATAGGAGAAAGCACCGAAGGACTAGCTGAGTTGGAAATAGCCAAACATAGGAACGGAAGCCTCTCGACGATAGAATTAGAATTTATACCGAGTAGAACTACTTTTGAGAATAGAAAATTTTGAAAAGGGATAATAAACGAAAACTAAAAAAAAAAGAATGAACATTTTGGAAAAAGCAAATGAGATAGTTAATGAGAGAGGCGAAGAAAAAGAAAGACGATACGGGCCATTCTCAGAAAGTATGGAGAGAGCAGCCCGTATAGCGTCAGAGGTGGCTTCTAAGGAGTTTTCAGCTGAGGACTGTTATATTGTGCTGGTGGCCTTAAAGCTAAGCCGCCAGAGCTACTCCCATAAAGAGGATAATTTGTTGGATGCTGTTGCCTATTTAGGGGCCCTTAACAACTATAAGAATGGTAAGTAATATTTTTGAGCAAGACTATAAGCAGCTCTTGATGAGGTGTCTATTAAATGGAGAACTTACTAATAATAGAACTGAAGATAAAACCTTCAAACTATTTAATGAAACATTAAACATTAAATTAGATAGAGGCTTTCCAATCATTACCAGCAAGAAGATATTCTTTGATAAAGGGTATGGGGAGTTCGAATGGATATTTAATGGTCATACGGATCTAGAATTTTTGCATGCTAGGAATATAAAATGGTGGGATGAGTTCGCTAAAAAAGGTAGGCTTGGCAAAGTGTATGGATACCAAGTTAGGAACTTTGGGGGCACATTTGACCAGGTTAAATACTGTATTAACGAAATAAAAAATAATTCGAGGAGGGCGGTAATATCTTTATGGAATCCAACCGAATTAAAGGAGCAAGCTCTACCATGTTGTTATACGTCCTTCAACTTTGTGCGCATAAATGACAAGTTATCTATGACAATGGACTTTAGAAGCTCTGATCTTTTTCTGGGCCTACCATATGACATAATAGTTGGAGCCTTGGTGTTATTAAATGTGGCAGAAGAGTGTGGTCTAAAGGCTGATACTTTAGGCCTGAATTTAAAAGACGCTCACATTTATGAGTCACATAAAGAAGCCGTCCTAGAATATTACAAGAGACCGATCTACGCACTACCGACTTTAAAAGGCAGGGAACTAATAAACTATAAATCTGGAGAATTAATTAAAGTTAAACTAATAAAGTAAAAATTATGAAGCTGAAAAATGAGTTTAGTCCAATAAGAGAATGGGCACACAAAAAAGGGATATACGAAAAAGGAGATATTAAAACTCAATACATTAAACTTCAAGAAGAAGCGGGAGAACTTGCTCAAGCAATAATGAAAAACGACTATAATGAGTTTGTCGATGCAATTGGGGATTGCGTGGTAGTTCTTGCAAATCTGGCCGAACTTGGGTCAAAGCATTTCAAAAAAGTTAAGGGTTCCCCAAAAAATGATATTACAATTGAGGGCTGCATAAATTCAGCTTACGATGTTATAAAAAACCGACAAGGAAAAATGGAAAATGGGACTTTTGTAAAAGAACAAGACAACAAAAAGCCTCTCCTTAAAGCGAAATTCCATAAAAGGTACTTTAATCTTCCTTGTCAGCATAAAGATATCCTTGAGACATTGAACAAAAACGATATCCAAATAGGCAATAGGATTTTCACCAATGATGATTACATGCTTTTGCAGTTGTATGCAAAGCCCTCGCTGTCAGAGGGGGGGGTAGCATATATCTATCCTAATGACATTGATAAATAAAGTGGGGAAAAAAAAATGTAAATACTGCAAGTCGGAGTTCGATCCAGCTCGACCACTCCAGCAATGTTGCTCATTTGACTGTTCGGTTGGATATGCCAAAGAGCAGCAAGAGAAGAAACGAGCAGCTTCCTGGAGGCAAAAAAAGGCCCGAATGAAAGAAGCTATTAAAAGTTTATCGAGTTATAAGAAGGATTTACAAATATTGGTTAATGAGGTAGCAAGGAGAATAGACCACGATCAAGAATGTATATCATGCGGAACCAAAGAAGGAAAGGTAAACGGAGGCCACTTTCATTCGGTTGGGTCGAATCCAGCTTTGAGGTTTAACCTTTTGAATATCTTTCGCCAGTGCGAGAAGTGCAATTCTTATCTATCTGGAAACCTTTTGAAATATGAGAAAGGACTCGAAGAAACATTTGGAGAAAGTGTCAAATATGAGATAAAGTACAAATTAGCCATTTTAAGCCCCGAACTAAAGGCGACTAAGGAAGAACTAAAGGAAGCTATTAAAAACGCAAGAAAAGCCGTTAAAAGGCTAATTAAAGAGGAAAAACGGCTATCTAACCGAGAAAGAATAGAACTAAGGCGAGAAATAAATAAAAAGTTAGGATTGTACGACTAAATTATTAATACTTAATTTTGAATCATGGAAACAACAGAAAAAGCAAAAGCAGAAATTAATAGAAGAATAAACTTTGTCTTATTTGTGGCTTTGTTCTTCACTATGTTAGCCTCGATTATCGGGTGCAAAAAAGAACCAGAGCAAAAGTGCTATGAGTGTACTACATACCTGAGTTATCAATTCGACGACGGATCGAGCAGAAGCGAAGGCTCGATAAAAGTAGAGAAGCTATGCGAGGAAAACCCGAATAACTCTCACGAGGAAAAAGGAGAATACTTCGGAAAACAAGGAGTCAAAACAACCGTAAGACGGTGTAAAACTATAAAGTAATGGGAGCGCCTAAAGGAAACGAATACTACAAGCTAAGATTCCGAGACGGAAGACTAAAGCAATACGAAACACCCGAAGAACTTTGGGAAGCTGCAACGGACTATTTTCAATACGTCGACGACAATCCTTTCGAGGTTGAAGAAATAGTAAAATACCGAGACACT